AAAATAGACTACAACATCATGCATGATCGTTTAAAATTCTCCACGCCGTGCCGTCAGTCATTTCAGCTTCAGAAAATTGACTGTAGGCCAGATGTGCGGCCCATGCCACTACCTCGTCTAATGTCGGATAGTAAGGTGTATCTATCTGTGTTAAGTCGTTAGAACTAACACTGTGAGCAGCATTTGGACCAAGCGTAAATGCCGGTTTACCTAACAATACTGCTTCTGTGGCCGCAATGCTGTTATAGGTTACAATACAATGCACATCACGTTCTAATGCCATCTCCATGGTGTCTGTTGAACTACGTTCACGACGACTGAGTTTTTCTCTAATAACAATAGGTCGATCAGTGTTTGCTTTAATAGTGTTTACAGTATTTTCAATCCATTCTTTTAAATTAAGACCAAAATTTTCCATGGCCTTGCCGCTAGGTGGACAGATCAAAATGTTCCTGCCGGGACGGAATTTACGTTTTTGCCAACCAATTAGTGCTAGCCTATCCAGTGGACGTTCAATCACTGGACCTATGTTCTGCATGGCATTTTTTGTAATTCTATGATAGAATTTCTTTCTCACGTTGCCAAAATATCCAGTATCAATATAGTAGTAATCTCGACCTTTTGCTTCACATGCTCGCATATGTTTGCTTTTGGTAATTCCGCGAAATACCACAGGAGTCATTGATGATTCAATTTTATCATAATTGGTAATTTGTCCGCCACTGCCCATGATAAACGATTTCATATAAGGATCATATACATGACCTTTAGGATCATTAGGGTCGCGACCGCCATCGGCCGCAAATACTGTTCCATTATCTAACATTTTTACTTCCTTGATAATTTTTTCATAATCTTCCCCATACCAGTCTCCTGCTGGATCTACTCTATATCGTAATATATTGTGAAATAAACTTGTTACTTGTAGCGGTAAATTTTCAAACGGATGTTTTACTGGTTCAGGTGCAGGCGGCTTTAATGTTTCAAGATATTTGTATTTTTCTCTTTCCCAATTAGCACCATATTCACAATTTACATAATTATCAAACCATGGGCCACCTTCTGTGTAGTGTATAATTTTGGGTTGACCTGATTCTGGAGTTTCTTTATACCAACCCACTAACCAATTATAAACTGAGGGTAACTCACCTATCTCTTCATCAGGTAGCCATTCAAATCTATGAAGGAATTGACCGGTTTCAGTGTTTATTGCTTCTTGCGTTAGTTGTTTATTACTGGGATGTCCGCAGTTCCACAATATCACAGACGACCAATTTTTTCTAGGATAGATGTATTGACGTTTACCGTCCATCTTAGTTTCATTTACTGGATTGTAGTCATGCTTTACTACCATAACTGCATATTGTTCGTTGGCATGTGCTATAATGTCTTCAACTCCAACATTCCACAGAACGTCGCAGTCGCAAAAAACTGCCCAACCATCGAATCCTGTTAATTCTGGAACTAAAAATCTTGTAAATGTAAATTCAGTGGATGCCAGTGTATCTTTAGGTCTGTCATACTTGCCTTCTTCAATTAACTTATCTCTAATTAAAGGTATTACTTCGACATTGTGTGATCTTGCTTTAATACTGAACTCGCAGACTTTATATGCAATATCTTCCCTAGAATCATAACCTACAAATACCTTAATAGGTGTTACTAATCGTTCTTCGCTGTTTTCTTCAATCATACCAATCTTTCAATTTTTGTTTTGCTGATCCATCTCGTAATTCACTTACATGAAATTGTCCGTATGCTAGGTGACATGCCCATGCATGTAGTTTGTCTTGATCAGCATAATATGGATTTTCTATTTGACTTAAATCTTGTAGTGATACTGGGCTGGCGGCATTTGCCGGAGCCATGGTAAATGCCGGTATTCCGTGAAACACACTTTCAATTGCTGCCACACTGTTAAATGTTACCAGTGCAAACACATCGTTGTCGAGGGCTCGTTGTAATGTATCTGTCGAAGTCCTATCTTCTCTCTTAGGCGCTCGTTCTCTAATCTCAATAGGACGATCTGTATATTTTTTAAGAGTTTCAACGGTGTCTTCTACCCATTTATCTAATTCAATTCCGTAAAATTTGCAAGGTTTTTCGTCAGGTTTTGCAACTAAAATTTTACGTCCATCTTTCTTCCACGGTTTAAATTCTTTATTGAATCGTTGTAATCGATCGTCTGGTCGAGATATTATTTCACCGTGTTGTAGATTATTTTTAACAATTCTATGCCAGTATTTCCACCCCTGTGGGTTTGTCACAGTTCTTTCGTTGCCAAAGTAACCAGTGTCTATATAATAGAATGTTCTATTATCTTGCCAACATTTTTTCATTACTTTGTGTTTGAGAATTCCACGTAACACAATGGGATCATTGCATTTGTTATAATCAAAATATTCTTCACTGACTACAGTATCTCGACACCCAGCGGCAAACATGTTGACATATGAGTCGTCGCCGTTCTTACTTAAAAAGATCCATCTACTCATTTTCGTTCAATGTCCTCTTCTATGCAATCATCGCCGTATTGAATTTCAATCAGTTTAAGTGGCTTGTCTGTTTCATTACATAACATATGCCATTGGCCGCATTTGATAAAAATATTGTCATGTAGACTGTAATGACCAACTAGCTCATGATCGCTTGAACTATCTAATGTATAAACTGCGGCTTCACCTTCTGCAACAAACCAAAATTCTGCACGATGATCATGTCGTTGCATACTTAGGCATGTTTTAGGAGTTACTGTGAGTTCTTTGAGTTTAGTCTGTTTTCCGACAGTGTGTAGGACACGATAATAGCCCCAAGATCGTGTTGTTTTAGGACTTTTCCATTCTTCTAAAATCCAACTACTACTGTTAGCTTTGTTTTCGCCACCAACACCAAACACAAATTCTACATCTTCGAACACCATTTCTGGAATGTTTTCTTTGGTCCTATCGCCACCGTTGGCAAAAATGATTTCATCATTGGGGTATTTTTCTTGAACTTGACGTATAGCATCACAGGCTGTGCCGTCGCTGTCGTCAAACGCAATGACTTCTCCGACCATGTGTAGATTGTCCAGCACAGTCATGCGGTCATGCCATGTCATGAATGGACGACCCTTTTTACGTGTGAGCCACGCATCCGAGTTTAGTCCCACAACCACATGATCACCTAGATGATCAGCGTGATTGAGATAAGATATGTGGCCAGCATGAATAGGATCAAAGCCACCTGTTACTAATACTATTTTTTTCATAGTATTATTTACAATGTAGCATCCTCCATTCCTGCAACTCTGAGTTTAACAATGTTGGTTATTTGCCATTGTTTTTGATCTAGAGCTTTAGTAATGCCTAACCATTTATTTCTAAGTAATGCAAATTCGTTGATAATTTTTTCAAAATCAACGACATCGCTTTCGCCGTCTACATATTTTTCTACATCTCTACTAGTTAACGCTCTTTGATAGTTTTCTAAATACTTACGAAAATGCTGACTTCTTAATCGTCTACATTCTATGTTTAGATATTCTAAGATAGCTTCAATTTCCTGTAGTTGATTAAAACGATGTTCAACAATTCCGGGCATATTAGCGGCTGCTCTTTCTAAATTGCCGGTAATCCGACATTCAGTTTTAGCCTCTAATAATTCGTCATTAAAATGTTCAACAGCATCAGGTATGTAGGAAATATCCTTACTGATCTTAGAATACCATGTCATATATCAATCTTCAAAGTCTGTGTCAATTTCTTCTTCGTATTCTTCGTCTTCACTAGTTTCATCAAGATAATATTCTATAGCTTTGTCTAAAGTTTCATCAGTGCCAGTGGCACTTGCTAATGCTTTATCTGTAACGCCATAGTCGGCCATTAGTTCAACGTAACGGTCTGCGACTGTTTCTAAAGTTTTCTTATCAAGATATTCTTTAAATAATAGCCAAATATCGGCAATCTGATTCTCATTCATTTTCTACGGTTTCCTCTAGTTGTTTGTCCTTGGTGGATTTTTTATGATTAGGAAAATCTTCCATGATCATATTTAATTTATCTTCTTTCCACTCTTTTCTATAGTGTAAGTGTTCTTCACCATGGCTGTCAACAAACTTGAGTCTATTACCCGACTGTGTCAATAGACCTGCTTTTTCAAACATATCTACTAGACCAGAATGAGGGTTCATGCCTTTATCATATGGAATCTTAATCTGTAATGTTTCAAACGGTTTACTGTAGCGTGTTTTCATAATCTTACATGAAGCACGGATACCATTTACTTCAGTAACCTTGTTGCCGTCTTCGTCTTCTTTCAACTTCAACTTCTTCATAGCAACTACGATACTACTTGCATAAACGAATCCTTGTCCGCCACTAATCTTGTCGTCAGGATCAAACATGTCTTGGCTAGCGTATGTGTGATTAGTGCATACTAGTCCAACATTGTGACTACCAAACATAT